AGCGTTTAGCCAAACGTCTCGTAGGCGTCGATGGGGCTAAAACTAAATATGAAGATCCATTGATGATTGATGGATACGGACTATGGAATGTAGCAGTTCCGCCATATGATTTAGATACGTTATCCACTCTATATGATGAGTGCGGTTTTCTTCATGCTACCATAGACGCAAGAGCTATGAACACAGTTGGGCTCGGTTACGACTGGAAACCCACAAGCAAAGCTCAAAAACGCGTATCAAAAGCCGCTACAAATACAGAAAAATCTGAACGAATTCGTCAGATGCATCAGACCGAAATGGACCGGCTAGAAGCTTTATTTGAAAGTTTTAATGAAGAAGAAACTTTTACTGAGACTATGATTAAGGTTTGGACCGATGTGCTTGTTACCGGCAATGGATACTTAGAAATAGGTCGAACTTTAGTTGGAAAAATTGGGTATATTGGACATATACCTAGTAAATTAATGCGTGTACGTAAAGATAGAGATGGCTACGTGCAGTTAGCCAACCGTAATGCGGTCTTCTTTAGAAATTTTCAGGATTTTGAAACATCAGATCCGATCAATGACGACCCATCGCCTAATGAAGTTTTACACTTTAAGCTTTATAGCCCTAATCATACATATTATGGCGTACCACCTTCGGTATCTGTAATTTCAGCCATCATTGGTGATAAGTTTGCTAAAGAATATAATATTGACTACTTTGAGAATAAAGCAATTCCGCGATATGCTATTGTCCTCAAGGGGGTAAAACTTAGTGAAGCTTCCAAGCGTGAACTTATTACATACTTCAAGAAAGAAGTTAAAGGACGAAACCACGGAACACTTGTGGTGCCTATCCCTGCTACTATTGGAGCAAATAATGACGCGGACATCAGATTTGAAAAACTTGAAACGGGAGTGCAAGAAGGTTCTTTCGATCAGTACCGTAAGTCGAACCGTGACGAGATTGTCTCGGCCTATCGTGTCCCACCTACCAAGGTAGGTATTTTCGATAATGCGAATATGGCCGTCGCCCGGGATGCTGATAAAACATTCAAGACGCAAGTGGTTAGTCCAGATCAAGTAATTGCCGAAAAGAAGATTAATCGAATTGTCGCTGAATTTAGCGATTTGTTCCTATTCTTCTTTAACCAACTTGATATCATTGATGAAGATCTTCGTTCACGCATTAATGATAGATATCTTCGTACTGAAGTTATTACGCCAAATGAAGTTCGCACTCAGATTGGCCTTCCCGCAATTCCCGGCGGCGATGAGGTTCTTCCGTATCCTACAAGTGTAAAGATGCAGCAGAATAATGCCAAGAGTCAAGCTGCTATGGGCAATGATAATGCTTCGGTAGGAACTCCGCCGAAGTCTGGACAGGATAACGGCAATAATGTAACACCACAAAATGATGGAACTGGACAGGTTCGTGGTGAAGGACAAGATACCCAAGGGGTAAGAGAAAGAGGTTAATATGAGTTATGGACAAATTATTGCCGCTGGCGAAGTAAATGCTGGCGATACCGTTACAACGACAAGTAGAACTACGCAATGGCTCATCATGCAGCATCAGAGCAATTCTGAGATTATTGCTACATTTGATGGGCAATACCAAGTGCATCTTTCAAAGGACATTACGGCCTATGTAAAGATCCCCGGTAACTACCAGAGCGTGGCTACATCCGGTCATGGTAAATTTCATTATGTTATCTTTGGTTAATTGACATATTGACTAAATTCTGATATAGTCAATATTGACAAACATTATCACTACTATCCCAAAACGATGGTGCCGCCACAGCGCCATTTTGGGAGAATATATATGTCAGAACAAATTACATTATCAATCCCCATCAGCAAGATAGATACATCTCGTCGTATTGTGACGGGATATGCTACTGCTGATAACATTGACCCATCAGGTGACTTAATCGAATATGAGGCATCCGCTGAGGCATTCAGTAATTGGATTGGAAATATCCGAGAAATGCATGCTCCAAAGGCTGTCGGTAAAGCGATTAGCTACCGTCCAGTGGTAGTTCCATATCAGGGTCGTGAGTACAGAGGATTTGAGGTTGATGCCTACATTTCCAAAGGAGCTCAGGACACATGGGAGAAAATTCTGGATGGAACCCTGAAGGGTTTTTCTGTTGGTGGTGTAGTGAAGAATTCATCTGAAGATTTTGATAAGTCTTCTAATCGCACTATTCGACGCATTAAGAAATATGACTTAAATGAGTTAAGTCTTGTTGATAATATGGGCAATCCTGCTGCAACTGTAACTATGATTAAGATGGCACAGGATGGTTCATTAAACTATGAATTAGCAAAGTATAAGGTTTTTTATTGTGACCGTCACGGAGTTGCTCGCATTAACAACAGTGAATGTGAGCATGGTGACGCTATGCGCGAGATTGGTGCAGTAGACGAAATCGATATCGATGTGATTTCTAAGATGATTCAGACCGAGGTGGTGAAAGCCGCCGAGGGGTTCACCCCGCCTCAGGGTGCAAGGGCAGAGGCTCGTAAGGGCCTTGAGTGGCGTCGTGAGTTCAATCGCGGCGGCACGGCTGTTGGTGTAGCCAGAGCGCGGGATATCTCAAATGGAAAAGAATTATCGATTAGCACGATCAATAGAATGGTCAGTTACTTCGCTAGACATGAAGTCGATAAAAAGGGTCAAGGATGGTCACCCGGCGAAGACGGTTTCCCATCAGCTGGTAGAATTGCTTGGGCTTTGTGGGGCGGCGATGCCGGTCGAACATGGGCCAATTCAATTGCTGACAGGATGAATAAAATTGATTTTATGGATGAAATTGAGGCTCTTTACAAAGAAGAGGCAATGCAGTCCGAAAATAAGGAGGTAAGTAACATGGAAGACGTATTTACAGACTTCGTTGAGAAGGCTGTCGAATATGGTCACAAGACTCCTCCCAAAGGATTTCCAGAGAGTCGTAGTGACTACGCCGATCCAGATAATTACAAGTATCCACTTGATACAGCGGAGCGAGTTATGGCCGCTTTCCGTTACTATAATCAAGCGGGTCAGCGTGAGGCTGGTGGCTACACAACGGAACAATGGACTTCTATTGGAAGAAGAATCATTGCTGCTTTAAATCGTTTAAGTGAAACAGATTACACGATGGAAAGTGGTAAAATTGTAAGGAAAGATATAGGAGGCAACATGGATTTGCAAAAAAATGTTGTAGATGATACAGTTGAGTCTGTGCAGACACTTTCAGAGTCAACCAAAATCGGTTTAATTGCGAAGTTTGTTTCATGGATTAATGGTGACACAAATGATGTAACTAAGTCGGTTGAGACTGACGAAACTGTCAAAGCTAACAATGTTTCATCTACCGTGCAACCTGCGCCGAGTGTTAATATCTACATTAACAAGAATGGCGATGTAGAGAAGTCTGCTGAAACTTCAGTCGAAGACTCATCAGAGATCACAAAGGCTATGGAGTGCCCTGAGTGCGGTGCTGCCGTACCTGAGGGTGAGGACTCTTGCCCTGAGTGTGGTCATGAAATGGGTGACATGGAAGAGGGAGCAGGCATGAAGAAGTCTGATGAAACAGATACAACACTCACCGAAGGTGAAGACAATGGAGGTAACGAAGTGGACGTTGAGAAGCTGATGGAGGGGTTTGGTGCCCTTCTGGACGAGAGAATCAACAAGATTAAGGAAGAAGTACTTGAGTCAGTGGATGAGAAGCTGTCTGAAGTATCCAAGTCCATTGACGAGAAGGTAGAAACAGTCTCAGAGCGTGTAGAAACGGTTGAGAATGCTGGCGCTATCAAGAAGTCGGTAGACGAGGAAGTTGTGGGCGATGAGGAAATCATCGAGAAGAAGGCCGAGTCATTCTGGGGTGGCATCTTCGTACCCGCGGAAATCGCAGAAGTTTTGGGCTATCAGTCCTAATTAGGAGGAAATAATATGGGTTCTAGAGAACTGTTAGAAAAGGTTGTTTCTACTACGCAGATTGGGGCCGGTGGTGGGGGTCTTCTTAACCCTCAGCAATCAAACCGATTCCTTGACTACTTAGTAGAGCAGTCAGTACTCCTTAACGATGTGCGCGTTGTGCGAATGAATCAGCCAACAGTGGAGATCGATAAGGTAAACGTGGGCACACGTATCATGCGTAAGGCTACTGAGGCTGTCGATGACGGCACGAATGTGGACCCCACATTCAGCAAGATTTCGATGACGACAGTGAAGCTTCGTCTTGACTGGGAACTCTCAACAGAGGGTCTCGAAGACAACATTGAGGGGACAAGCCTTGAGGACCACGTTGCCTCACTTATGGCTCGTCAGACCGCTAATGACCTTGAGGACCTTGCTCTTCACGGCGACACAACGGATTCAGACGCCCTTCTCAAGTCGCTCGATGGTTACATCGTGCGCGCCCGTGCGGATGCCACGGTTGTAGACGCGGCTGGTGCGAACCTGACACGATCACTTTTTGACCGTGCGCTCCGCAACCTGCCCAACAAGTACCTTCAGCGTCGTAGCGCTCTTTCATGGTACACATCATCAAGCCTGATTCAGGACTACATTTGGTCACTGACCAACGGTAGCGACACGGGTCTTGGTGGCACTGGTGCGGCTTCGCCCGGTGGCACGCTCGGTGACCTGATTGTCAACGCCGGTACAGGCGCTGGCTCAGGTGGCGGCAGTGCTGTTGTTCAGGGGATCCGTCCTTTCGGCATCACCCTGAAGGAAGTGCCTCTCATGATTGAGACAGAGACTGGTACATACTCAGGTGCCTCAGGCAACCACGGTATTGTGGAGCTTACGTTCCCCGACAACCGTATCTGGGGTATTCAGCGTGACATCGTGGTTTACCGCGAGTTCAAGCCCAAGAAGGACACGATCGAGTACACGCAGTTCATTCGCGTTGCTAACCAGATCGAGAATGCTGAGGCTTACGTTCACGTGCGTAACGTTAAGGTTCGCAGCCTCTAATTTTAATTTAAAATTATGTTGTGTGGTGGAGGGCGACTGCTTCGGCGGTCGCCTTCTGCTATAATGTTACTATGGAAAAGGTCTTATTATTTATGCAGTCAGGTGCTGGTTATATTACGGCAAATGGTGTATACTTTTCTAAGGAACACCCTTATCAATTGGTTGAAACCTCGGAAGCTTCTATTTTATTAGAGATGAGTCGCTTCAGAGAGGCCGGAGCCGATGAATTGAAATCATATTATAATTACAATATTGCTATCTAATTTGTAATATGAGAAAATATGAAAGGGTTACCCCATCTTTTAGGAGGAAAAATGTCTTTTTTAGGACTTAAGAAATCACACAAGGACCCCCACAGCCTTAATACTTCTGGCAATGTCGGTATTCAGGTTATTCGCGCGAGCGAGGGTCCCAAGGACATCAATGAATTAATTAATGAGTATGCTATGCCTCATGCAAACCTTGACGAAGAGGTACGTAGATACCGTTCGATGAACTGGCAGAATATTATGAGAGGCTGGAATCACATTAAGATCGCTCATAACAATAAAATTCCAACATTTTATGGAACACTTTGGGGGCAGGTTACAAGCAATGGTGAAACGCTTGACCTCGGAATCATCTCTATGAGAGTGGTCACAACTGCAGGCGTTGCCGCAATAGTAGATGCCTTCCAGAACACATTTGAACTTGAGACTTTCAAGTATCACGCGATCGGTACCGGAACAGGTTCTGAGAGCAGTGCTGATACGGCACTTGGAACTGAGTTAACAACGGAATACGAGACCAATAACACCCGTCCAACAGGAACCACTACCGAGGGCGCCTCATCGAACATCTACCGTTCAGTCGCTACTAACACAGTAGATGCTTCAGTTGCGATCACAGAGCACGGTATCTTTAACCAAGCCTCAAATGCTGGTGGGACGTTGCTTGACCGCTCAGTATTTTCTGTTGTGAACTTAGCTAGCAATGATTCTCTTCAAACAACATATGACTTAACATTCAGTTCAGGAGGCTAATATGGCAGTCGGATTTAAGGGTACGGTAGCTAACTCTTTGTTGGGTGCTGTGCTGAAGGCTACATCATATACTGGTCCATCTAACCTGTATGCTCAGTTACATACGGGAGATCCCGGTGCTAATGGAACTTCAAATACTAGCACTGCTTATACGGGGCGCGTTGCTATTACCTTTGGAACCGCCTCTGGTGGATCCATAACTAATAATGCAGCTGTAGATTTTACAAGTGCCGCTGCTGGCTCTGTTACGCATACACATATTAGTATTTGGGATGCCTCGTCTTCTGGAAATTTTATAGCATCTGGGACTGTAACAAGTAATGCTGTTTCTGTTGGTGATACCCTGCAACTCGCCAGCGGTGCGGTAACAGTAAGTCTTAATGTAGCTGCGTAATGCGAACAATTTATACTATTACTCCTTGGGTTGGTGCAGGGACCATCCAAAAGGCATATAGAGCTGGGGTATCATCGTTCGTACCAGCGTGGGCTATGCAGATTGTGATGAATTTCACATGCTGGGATCCAATTACTGGATTACCTAAACCTGTGTCCGATCAAGCTACCTCAGTTAACGCTACTAATACTCAAAAAGTAGTTGTTGGATTATCGTCCTGTTCCATCTCAGAGATTACAATTCCTGACTGGATGGCGACGATTATGGAAAATCCGCCATTTGCTCCGGGGTTCGATTTTGTAGAAAATTTGGTATCAGTCGTTGATGACCATTATGAAACTATTTGTTTAGCATTAGATCAAATTAATGGGCCGATTGACCGTTCTAACCCCGTTAATCAAGCGATAGATATTTTAGATCAAATGATTAATGGAGATGAACTGCAACAAAATTTATGGTCATATTATAGAGATATTTTTACCCCTACTTTAGCAACACCTGAAACTTTTCCATATTTATATAATATATATGGAGATCTTACGCAGGGTGTGAAAATTGATCTTTGCAATGATATAGTGAACCGTATTAACGATCCTATAGACTATGATAATCCTGTTTATTTAGCTGACTATTGTTATAGAGCTATTCTATATCGTGAAATTCTAGATTGGGGCAGTAGTTAAATGGCAGCAAGGACCACAGATTTTGGATCTGGAAGTGCAGCCTCATGGCCCAACCTAAGCAATGGAGATTCTTGGGCAGCGGCGGTAATTCCAAGTTCTACTGTTGATGTTAATTCATATTCCTCATTAATAGAAAATGTATCTAGCGCTGGAATAGGTCAACTTTATCTTACCTTTAATAGTGGTCCATCATTTACGCATATAGCACAAAGTGGTGCAACTAATCTAACATTAGCTTCTACAACCAATGCTAGTTCTTATTTAGTTCCATCTGCCAATATTGGATTAGCTGTAAATACTAATTATTTACTATGTTTTTCTACAACAGCAGCGTCTAGTCATACTCATGTTATCGACACTGCTGGATCAACTGGTACATGGGCTACATCTACATATACTGCTGTTGTAAGTAATCAATGGAGTATTGGAGGATCTGCTGATAACTCATATTGCAGACAGACTATTTATCATGTAAAAGGACCAAGTTCCACAGGCACCGTAGGCAGGCTAAATATTCAAATTAAAAATGCAGCAGGAACTAGTGCCGTAACTGCTACTGGACGAACTTTTTATGTTATACAAGTGACTGGAGCAGTTGATGGATCTGGTGCTTATATAAATACAGCTAGCAATTCTGATACTGACGGAACTTATAATACACAACCAAGTGTAACTTTAAGTTCTAATCTGGCGACTAGGACATCGACAGTCCTAGCATTTCTTAGTCATCTTACAAATGACTCATCAACCAGCAGTAGTGACTCCTCGATTATTCATATAGGAAACGGTACGCTCCCAGCATCAGATGGACACGGGACACCTGCTGTTGCAACTGCTGTGATGAACTCCACAGGAGGAACAACATCAGCTACAAGAAAAACTACCAAGACTGTCACAGGAAATTTCACCACATCAACTACTGCTTGGGGTGTAGTTGGCTGCGAAGTAAAAGACGCTGATACAGCAGATGATACTTGGTATAATGGTAGCGCTAATTATTATACACATAAATTAGCTAATACTACTACATATTCATCACCATTAATTTATGCTGGCCTAGGAACAGCCGCCCCAGCATATGGAGTTGTTGGTAGATATACCACTTATCAAAGTAATGATTATTGGATTAGCGTTAGCCATGATACGGCTGCAGGCACAGCAGGAAATACTTTAGGTTTAACTATAGCCTTAAATAAGTTGTCAAGCGGCACCATAACTAGCACTACGCTGACGAGCCCCAGCGTAGCAGTAAGCGCTGCGTCATTTTCCAATATAGCATTAAGGATACGAGAGTTAAGTAGTACATCTTTATGGATTAGCGCTAAAGCTTGGAATGGCACTGAACCGGCATGGCCCACGAGCAGTAGTACTGCAAATAGCAGTAGTACCACATCAGGTAGTGAGTACGTTATAGGTAATGGGCTATTTTCGTCGTCAACCCCAGCCTATGCTGATATTGCAAATCTTATTGCAGGGGGGAGTGGCAAGAGTGGACTATTCAATGGGAATAATACCTCAACCATTGTAACGTGGTCGTCATTCTCAGACGATGTTATTACAGAAAGCGCTACTGGTGGAACCATCAATGGTGGTGGCTCATTATCATCTACTTCTACAAGAATTATAAATGCCACCTCTAGCATTAATGGTGGCGGAACACTATCGAGTACGTCTCGTATTGTAAGAACTCAATCTTTGAGTGCATCCATCTCAACAAATGCCTCAATAGTTAAATTGTCAAATACAATTAATGCATCCTCTATATCGAGTTCTTCTAATATCATTAAATCTTTAAATATGCTATTAAGTGGATCTAGTTCATTAAATGGATCTGTAATTAAATTAAAAACCCAAAACTTTATATCCTCAATAACAAGTAGTGGTGCAGATGTAATACTTACGACAGGAAAATTTTTGACATCGAGCATATCCAGCAGCAGCAATATCACTAAATCTGCTACTAAGGATCATAATGGATTAGTGGAATCAGTAGCACATATTCATAGAAGCATTAATAAATCTTTAAATGCTCAAGTATCCTCTATAGGAATAAGTTATCTGCAGATAAATAAGAGATTCACAGGATCTATCTCAAGCTCTGGAGCGTTCTCTTATGAATACATCTCTGGCCTTATCACCCTCTTACTTGCTGGATCAATATCAAGCAATTCTTCTATAAGAAAACAAGTTAATAAAATTACTTTAAGTAGTATTTCTTCTACATCTATAATTTCTGATTTTATTGCAAGACGCCTAGCCTCGCAAGTAGCCACGGCTTCTACTGTTAGGCGATTATCTACAAGGAAATCATCTGGAAGCATATCTTCTTCTGGAAATATTTATTTATTAAATATTTTTCATAAAATACTTACTTCCACAATATCAACTTCAAGCAATCTCTTGAAATCACCAAGAAGAAGGATTTCAGGATTGATTACGAGCACCTCCGTGGCTCGTAAGCAGGCTAGAAGGCGTTTAGTGGCCGCTATATCAGCTGCTGGGTCGGTAATTCGTTTAGCGAGCGGTTCGGATATGGCTATATCTGGATCGATAGAAATTGATACCATAATAGATATTAATATGGTATATGAAGATGCCTCCATACAAATAAATATTGATGGCATTTAGTCAGAAAGAGAGTATAATATAAATATGGCAACTACAACTGTATATACTGGGGATACAATTAGAATCAAAGGGACCTTTCGAAACTCTTCGAATCAGTTAATTGATGCCGACAGCAATAGCGTTACATTTACGGTCTACAGTTACGATACTAAAAGGAGTATCAGTTCCGCTGCGGCCACACGCCTATCGCAGGGCGTATATTATTATGACTATACAATTCCAAATAAGGAAACTAAGTATATCGTAGAACTTAAAGGGAATTTTGCTGCGCTTCCGCAACTTACAAGAGCGGTAATAAAAGCAAAATTTAGGGTATAGATATGCCAACTCAAGTTTATGTCAAGCAAGATGAATCTTATGAGGCGGGATTAAGTCTAGCATCAGATGCAGACATTATATCTGGTATTTATCAAGTCTTTGTGTCACTTGTATATGAGTGGGGAGACGTTATTGTAGATGAAGAGATCGCAACGAGAGATTCGGCGGGAGAGTATAGTTATGAATTTACCACCAATGACTTAAATAGTTATGGTAAACATAAAATTATTTGGAAATATACAGAGGGTGGCACCGACTATACAGTAGTTGAATATATCAATGTTTATAAACCATATATAACAGATAGCGAGTTTTTCGAGGCATATCCATCTTTAGAAACAGAGTTCTCAGATCAATTTGATGCAATGGAGCGGAGAGTCCGTGCATTTATCGAAACTGTCTGCGGTCAAAAGTTTCAGTCTATAAAAAATAAATCTTTAACTTATGAGGGAGATAATCATGAAAATTTATTTCTCGGATTAAGATGTACTAATTTACTTGAGGTAACGCAAAAACCAGATATAGATGTAACAGATACTACAGAAGTAACAGTAGAATCTAAGATATATTTACGAAGAACAGAACAGGTTATTCCCATTGCGACTCAAGAACAAAAATATATTCAACCTAAATTTATGAGTGATATTTTTTATATCGTTCGAGCAGATTGGGGCTGGGATTCAGTACCCACTAATATCACCGAAGCCGCCAGTTTACTAATTGTAGATCTGTGCAATCTTGATACAGCATATAGTAAACACGGTATCTCATCAGTCAAAATGGATCAATATTCTTTAAACTTCGCAGATGCTGCATCGTTTGGCACTGGCAATATTGAGGTCGATGTGCTTTTGATGGACTACATACTTTATACAATGGGATTAATATAATGAATTTTATGCCAATGAAACACTCAGCGGACATTTACAGCAAAACTACCGCCACCTCACCAGCCGGACAAAAGAAAGCCTCTTGGTCGTTAGAAAGTGAGTCTGTAGTTTGTGCATTCCTGCCAAAAGATCAAAAGGTAATTAATTTTTTAATAGATAAAACATATGGCTATGATCAAAATCTACATTTTTTCTTTCTATCGAATGCCAATATTGATTTCTCAAAGCGATTGAAAAATATAAAAAATAATTTTGGTGAAATACTAGAGGCAGGTCCGATAGAGATTACTAGCATCGTGAAATGCCCCGCCCCTAGCGGAAAAATCAATCATATAGAGGTATCAGGACGCCGGGTAATTGAGGAGTAATTATGTTTAAAACTAGAATTAATCATAGAGTGGTAGTTTCAGCTGGTTTGCAGGCAGCGAAAATAGCCGATGCCAATATCAAAGGAGCTCTGCTTAAGTGGCGAGAAGATTTAATTAATGAAGCTCAAAAGATTTTAGATGACCAAGATACCTGGACATATCCATATGAACACGTTACAGATGCCGCAGGCAGGTCCGGAGGCAGCGAAGTTCGAGAGGAACATGGATCGCAGCATTTTAAATTCAGCAAAGCAGGAAATCCTCTTGGATACGTTCCTTACTACGATATGATTCTTGAAGACGCTAGTCCTGAATATATTGGTACTTTCTTACTAGAGGGGACAGCCCCCCATGAGATTCAGGCCGTTAACTCAAATCAACTGGTGTGGGACCATGAATACTCAGGTCTTGGCTTCGGCTCAGCCCAGAGAGTTATGCACCCCGGATCGGAAGGGAAGGCTGAGCTTATTGGAAAACTTATTGGAGATAAGGGAATGGAGTTATATGGAAAAATGACAGTCGAACTCAATGCTATCGGAAACGGCATTTTTAGACCCATAGGTACCTACTCCGCCTATCAGTCAACGCGATTTGGAGGCAGCGTAACAAACGTTGGCGAGCCATCTGTTAGGGATGTAATAGAATGATAATTTATAGTATTAATGACTATTTACAAAATGATAACGACCTATTGACGACCAGTGACCAAGATTCAATTATATTTCGCCCATTTCTTGGCTCCGACGACGACGCTGCGCCCATTTTCCTCTACCAGTATAATCCAGATATAAAAAGTCAAGATCAGTACTATATTCACACTGATTCCGTGTGGTATACTGTATTAGATACAGATGTAGATAGAGGATTCAATCTACAAAATATAATTATTAATATCCTGAATAAGGCTGATCGAATTCAGGAAACGGCAATTGACGACACATTTGGGAGACTTTTGTACTCAACCCTAAGTAGGACCATACAGCGGCAGCCTTCTACAGTAGAGGGGTATTACCAGCTATCTGCACTGTTTGAAATCTGCTGGGTGCCATTAGATTAATTGCTTTTTATTAAAAAAAATAGTATGATAAGGGTGTATGACAATGTATACTGCAATTACATACATTGGTAAAACGCCAGGTTTTATCGCTAGGGTAGGCAAACGTACATATGAATTTGAGTGGCAAAAGTCATTAGGCATCGGCAGACGCCCTGAAGAGGTCGATTTTGTCCATGCAGTGCGTTTATCCAAGCGTAGGGATAGAAATGGTAAAAAAATGTTTGTCCTTGAATAAGGAGGTTATTTCATGGCTGTAACATTCGCAAATATTATCGTAGGTGAAGGTACGCTGTATGTTAGTAATAACAACGTTGGGTCTACAGCCCCCGGCAGCATTTCTTTCACTGACGTAGGTGGGACCCAAGAAGGTGTAATGATTTCTTGGGAGCCTGACATGGTGGACATTGAGGTAGACCAATTTGGTGATGCCGCTCGTGTGATCCAGTCAAAAGTTAAGGTAATGGTTAAGACTAAGATGGCTGAGACAACATTCAGTAACTTAGCTTTAGCATGGGGATACGGTGGTGCTACTGATTTCGGTGACACATCTCAGACAGACACCACCAAAACAGGTGTAGTCACTTCAGGTGGTACAACTACATTAAATATCGGTATCCACAGCGCTCTCCCAGAGGAGCGCGCTATCAAGGTAACCGGACCAGCCCCAGGTGCTACAACAGTCACACCAAAGACACGTACATACATTTGTACTCGTGCAGTGTCTGTGGGTTCGGTGGAGGTTGCCTACAAGCGCAACGAAAACTCTGCCCTCCCCGTTGAGTTCCGTATCCTCCCCAATGCTTCGCAGACGGGCAAGGAATACGGTACTGTTGTAGATGCGTAATAACTAAAAATTAGGAGGTGAGTCTTTGTGAGTAACAAGGACTTAGTAACTGGAACGAAAATTAACATTGGAGAGGAAACAGTAGAGGTTAGACCTCTTACAATCCGTCAACTTCGTCGTTTTATTAAGGTAGTGGGTGACTTGAATTTCGAGTCGCAGACTGACTTAACTGACGAGGATATTGACAAGATGATTGATGCTGCTTCTATCGCCCTTGAAAAAGCCGCTCCAGAACTTTCCAAAGACCGTGACGCAATTGAAGATTCGTTAGATATTAAAACATTTAATGAAATCCTTAATGCGGCTATGGGCGTAGACCCAAACGCGTAAAGGAGGGGGGATCATCTGGTGGAGATAATGTTCACTTCGATGATCTCCCCCTCCTTACGTATGAAACAGAAGTTTTTTGCGAATGCGGAGCATGGATAAACTACTTTCAATTAGAAGATTCTCTAACATTAGCTGAATTAATGGAATTATATGAAGGGACTGTCGAAAGACAGTCACGACTAATGAAGACCATTGCAGCGGCTATGGGGGCGGATATATCAGATGACTATGGCAATAGCGACTCTGTTCTTGTCGGAGCAAATGATATAGCAAGTTTACCAATGAACTTAGGATATACCGCAGTGGAGTAAAATGGCCAACCTTGTATTTAGAACTACAGCTGATTTATCTGGGATAAGACAACTGATGGCGGAACTCAGAAGTTTGGGTACCGCAGGTCAGAGTGTCCAACAGCAGTTAGCTGGTATCGGCGGCAGTGCTGGATTACGTACTGCTATATCTGAATATAAACAATTTGGAGCCATAGCGCAACTTAGCGTAACAAGAGCAATCGCAGCACAACAAGGATTAATTGTTAGTTCTAAGGCCGCTGCAGCCGAATTACGAGCCGAAGCAGCAGCCTATAATATGTTCGCAAGGGCCGTTGGCTCTGCCTCATTCGGAACAGGTGGAAACACCACGCTGCGTCAGTTAATTCGACAGACTAGATATCTTAAGGGATTAACAACAAGTTATCAAACACAATTGCGTGCATTGGGAACACAGCAGGCCTATATGGCACGTGCCGGTGGTGGAACCGTAGCGGCCCCCATTGGTATGGTTGGCAATGCCCAATTAGCCCAATTAAATGCTGGACAAGCAGTATCCTTCACGCAAGCAGCAACTGCTTCTCAGTTAGCAAGAGTAAGATTATTATCACTGAAACAACCCCTAATGGGCATTGGCACTCAAATGATGCAGATGGGTAAAAATGCTCAATTTTTGGGTAGAACTCTTACTACTACACTAACTTTACCGCTTATGATTGGCATGAAAAAAGCGGTAAACATGTTCTTGAGTGTCAATAAAGAATTCACCCGAATGGCAAAGGTTGCTGGAGCGGCTGACTTTAAGGCTTATGGAGCCTCGCTGGAGCGCGGTGTTTCCGGTATCGTAAAGACCTTCGGAATCTCGCAACAGTCAGTAACAAGATTAACCGCTGATGTTGTAACTATGGGTTATTCAATTCGCGGCGCTACATCAGAAGCCTATAAATTATCTGAGGCTATTGCATTCACAGCAACATTAGGTGACATTGGTCTCAATACATCAAGAGACTTCTTCAGAACAATGTTGAAGGTTTTCACGCAGGGTGAACCGGGAATTAAGACATTCAACGATCAGTTGCTTGCCACTAACTTTATCGTTGACCAGTTAAACCAGATTGAGAACAAGACCGTTATTAACCTTAATCAGTTAGCTGAAGCCATGCCTAAGGCTGCTGGTGCGGCTAAGTTATTCGGTCTCAATGCTGCTCAGTTGGCATCAATCTTAACTGGTGTATACGACAAAGGTATTCAGTTGGATACTGCGGCAACAGGCATTAACTTTATTTTAACTCGTATCTTAAATCCAACTAAACAAGCCGCTGAGCGTTTCGATGCTGCCTTCGGTGCTGGAACATTAAGTTCCGTACAGCAACTCGGTGGCGGTATGGAAAAACTTATTCGAATTGCTGAACTTTATCAGCAGATGTCCAATAAAGGAGCCAAGGAAGGAAAAGATAACTATACTGAAATTGGTCAAGTCTTCGGTGAACTAGTCCAGCGTCGTCAGATTAAAACTTTCGTTCCAATGGTTCAGTCGGTGATAACTGGTACTGCTCAAATTAAGGACGCCATTAAAAGTATTCCCGGTTTAGAGTCAACATTAAAAGCCGATGGTGTAGATTTAGCAACTGCTAAGTTAGACGATCTTAAAAGCGTTATGGGTGAGTATCGTAAAGAATTGCTGCAAAGTCAATATCTCACTGAGGGTTTTGGTCGTGCTATCGTTGCAAGCTCAGCCTATACTGAATTAAGCAAAGAAAAGTTAAAAGACTTGGCTGATCAATATCGTAAATTATCTGCTGCGGAAATTGAGGTAAGACTTCGCTCACCAGAGACACAATTTAGAATTTTAACGGAAACAATAAAGATGACAGGAGCTTCAATTGGTAAAGCTCTTATTCCTGCGTTTCTTAAGGTAATGCATGCGATATCTTCATTCTTTGAAAAAATTGCTAGTATGTCTACTCAGTTTAAGGCAGTATTTGCATCAGTTGCTGTTGGTCTTGCCTTATTAGGGCCGGGACTTTACTTAGTAAGTTCTTTAGGTACTGTATTTGGTCTCCTCACTAGAACTATATTTTCATTAGTCCCGGGATTAAAGTTCTTAACCGTAGAGCAAATGAACCTTCTTGCTGCTAATGGAGCTTTAGAAGGCAATGTAATGGCTTTAGGTAATAGATATATATGGTTACGATCACAAACAGAATTATATGCTAATACAGAAGCAAGAACCGTAACAGCTACCGATAATTTAATGATTGCTCTGCGAGACAAGGCTGCTACGGAAATGCAAGCAGAGCAGGCAACTAAGTTATTAGCAGAAGCAGAAGCTCTAGCAACAAAGGCGGCCCAAGATAGGGCTGGTTTAATCGCCTCCGCTATAAAGGTAGAAACCGAAGAGCGTAAATATTCCAGTCTTGAAACCAGATTAGAGAATGCAAAAACGGCCGAATCAGATAATATGCTTACTGCTCAAACTATTGCAAATTCAGAAAAAAGAAAAGTAGCACGTTTAGATGAAGCAAATCAGCGCGCCTTTGATAGACGCGTTACTCGAATTGATAAAAGTAAAACTGGCTTAAGTGATATAGAGGCTAAGATTCAAAAAGAAATTACAGCGCAAAAACAATTACAATCACAGTTGAATACCATAAATAGTAATTTCCAAAGTGAAATGAACTCCTTGACAGCAAGGCAAGCAGCAAAAGAAAAAGAAATTTCTGCTCAAAGAAGCGCTATGGCCGCGGCTGTAGCTGAGAAGGAATTGGCCGCCGATGAAATGGTTGCTAAGGCTAGACAAATTAAAGATGAACAGACACTAATTCGACGTAGAGAAGCCCATTTAGAGTATCTTGCACACCGCAAAAGAGAGATGGAATCAGATCTTGAGTTTTCATTAATACGGGAAGAATCAGGAGTTCGCTATAGAAAAGATGGAGGCATGTATAAGCAAGATGCCGACCGCCTCAAAGCGCGACAAGCAGCCGCAGCGATGCGTCAAGAGGAAATTAATGAAGCTTATAATTTAGAAGTTCAAAAAACAAATGCAGCTATTAGAGGTAGTGAAAATCGCATTGCAGTTAATGAAAATGAATATACTGCGATTGAAAATAGAATGCGAGGTCATGAAGCACATATTGCAAATAGAAATAGTAATATAGCCGCATTAGAAGCAGAATTACAGACAATTAAAGATGAAGTAGTAGCTGCTGAAAGTGAAAGAAATGCTGCATTAAAAACTTTAAATGACGAACAGGCAGCTAGTGAGAAAAAACTTACATCTCTTCAAGAGAAAGAAGTGCAAAAACGAAAAGCACTAGCAGAGTTAGAAAATGAACATAACATTCAGTCAGCAGCAGAATATCAGGCGGCACAAGATAGGCGTGCTCTCGCTGTTGAGAGAGCACAAAGGGCGGCAGATAGAGCAACTGCAGCTGAGCAGAAACGAATTGCAGTAGAGGCTGAATTATCGGCTCAACAACAGGCCCTTGATGCAGCACGAGTAGCCTATAGTGATGCAGCAGCAACAGTTAATGACAATGAAACTAGATCTCTATACATGCAGGCAGCAGCCCTCGCTGGCCTTACAGAGGCTGAGGCGGCAGAGTTACTTAATCAAAGTGGGCTTGTTTCCTCAACAGCCAAACTTACTGGATCTATAGAATTAAATACTGAAGCTAGACAAGCGCAAATAGCAGCAATTTTTGAGCAAATTGCTGCACTTCACGGCCTTTCAGCGGCGGAAGCAGAGGCTTTAGCGTCTCAGTTACTTCCTGTCAATGGTCCTCCTGTCCCTATGGTGCCTCCAGTCCTACCTAGGGGTGGCCTAAAAACTGGCTTTAAAACCTTAGGGCGCGGAGCATTGAAAGGTGTAAAGGGGCTTGGTCGCCTTCTTACTGGTGGATTGCTTGGAGGAGGAGGGGCTGGAGCCGCTGGAGCCGAGGCCGGAGCAGCCGCTGGAGCCACTGGGGCTGGCGGTGGGGTGCTGAGTGGAATTCAGACACTGGGAGGCCCCCTCTTAATAATAGCAGCAGCTGTTGCTGCAATAACAGGAGCAGTAATATTATTAATTAAACATTGGAAAGATGTTTCTGAGGGTATGAAGGGTGGCTTAAAGTATCTCTCTAAGGCTTGGGGTGAACTGAAGAAGGCTTTCTCGTCTGTGGTAGATATCTTTAAGAGCAGCACCAAGGCTATCGGAGGACAGGCCGAGCAGGGCCGGGAGGTTGGCAATGTTTGGAACAGTATTGGGAAAATCTTTAGTGGTGTCATTCAAGTTGTAGGATTATTAGTCCGTGCATTTGCGGGATTAATTAATATACTTAAACCAGTCTTTCAATATCTATCAGATATTTTAGGATCAACGATAGGATCGATTGTTTCATTTATCCAAGTTATTTCCGCTTTATTCCAAGGAGATTGGAAATCATTGTGGAGTTATCTTTGGAGAACGGTATTATATGCAACTAAACTTGTTATTAAAACTTTAGATTTTGGTCTTCTTGGTTCTATAAGCCGTTCCGTTCAGGTAGTCGGCAGATTCTTTAGTTGGCTTGGATTGGGTGTAGGAAAATCTTTACAAAAATTTGATATATCTAAGTCTATCAATAAAAAACTTGATGATGCCATTAAGGGCTCAGAGGGTAAGAGAAAAATTACATACACCCTTGAAGGACTATCAAAGAATGATAGACAATCAAGAGCCGCATTGACACAACCGAAGGAAAATTTGGCTACTGACTTATTTGGAGATAAAACCGGAGCGGGAAGTGGCGGAGCAGCCAGTAAAGCGGCAGATGCATTTAACTCCTTCCTTCAGAAATTAAAAGAAAAATTAGATAATTTTATTAATAAATTAAAAGATCAAATTTCTCAAGAAATTGATAGTGTCTGGAGCAAGAGACTTCAAGTTTATGATGACCAAATTAAAGCGATAGACTTACTGGAGAAAAAAGAAGAAGAATTACTTGCCACACAGCAATATATTGAGTCGCGCCGTGAGGCTATGCAGAAGCGCTCCTTGGATAGGGAGAATTATCGACGTAATAGGTCTCTAGCAATTTATGAAGGGCGGATCGATGACGCACGTATGATGGATCTTGAATTCTCGCAGACAGATAAATCTAATACTAAGGGCATTGCAGATATAGAACAGTCTAGGGCTAGAGAACTTCTGAAAAAAACGCGTGATCTTCAAAGAGAAAGAATTAATACTGAAAAAGATGCTGCTGAGGCTCGAAAGGCTATTGAAGAAAAAGCCCTTAAAGATCAAATCGATTTAATTACAAAATACACTCCAAAAACAGAGGCCGAATGGCGCCTGATGATGGATCAAATAAATAATACATTAGCTAACTATGGTATCCCGACCATAACAGGCACTTGGCAAAATGGTCTTGCTATCTTCCAACAGTCTATTGCAGAAATTGCCGCCGATGTTAAAGATGACAATTTCTGGAATGGATCGTGGGTTGACGCCTCAATGCGTGGATGGCTGGAAATTATTGGTGGTCAAAACTATAAAGATGCTATTTACGAACTCGGCAGACAGCAAGGTCAGTCTATGGGCGATGGATTCACTGCTGGAGCAGGGGGGGCTGGAGGGGGCGCTGGAGGCGGAGGTGGAGGCCCCACAGGTACGGGGGACGAAGGACCAGCGTCAGCGGCAGAGGTAGCCGACGCTACAGCCCAAGCGGGGAGGAGTCGAGGTGGAGAACGCGGTAGAGGCGGGCGCGGCGGTAATTTAACTTGGAAGCAATCAGTTTCAATATTTCGTCAAATGATTCGTGATTTAGCTGCCAGTGATTATAGCGAAGAGAAATGGAAAGAATTATTATCTGGTGATAATGGCAAAAAATTTAAAACATTTTTAGTAAAAAATAAAATTTTTCCTTACTATCAAAAATTAGTACAGAAAAGAAAGATACAGGTTGCTAACTGGTTTACAGCAGCGGCAGCGAAGGGACAAGGGGAAGACACCCTTCTTGGTTCACCGCAAGCATTAATGCAGTCTATGACTCCTGCAACACCACAACAGCAATTACAGCGTAATCAGTTAATAACTGCTGCACAAATGCAGCAAGCTGCAAGAAAAAGAAATCAATTTTTGATGAATCATGGAAATATTTTCGGTAAGCACGCAGTCCTTTTGGGAAAAAGAGATAAAGAATTGCGCGCTCAGTGGCTTGCTTGGAAGAAAGCATATGGTGGCACTAAAGATCAATTTATTGATTCACTCTTGTTTGGCCCTACTGAAACTGGGCAGGCTGGTCCTCCATCAACTTCTCTTACACCGCGAGAGCCTGCTGGTCCGCCAATTCCCTCTGGATTCAAACCGCCAAAGTCTTCAGATACAGTCCGCAGCAGAACACAAAGAAGCATTAGAAGATTTGAACGTAATACAGCTTATAATTTAGTATCTCTCAAGGGTCGTAAAGAATACCCCGGGGCCGGTGAACCCGATGACGATATTCCAGATTATCGACAATTCACTAACACTGGCCAAAAACTTTTTTACTTACTGGGTAGCGGTAGATTAGTACTTAAAAAGCCTAGTGTATTAAGGGCAAAAGCAGCTAGACCAGCAGGACCTCGCGGCCCAGTAGCAGCAATAACAGGCCCCTTAGGACCAACAGGACCAATAAGACCTATAAGGCCAACTGGTGGAAGAAATAGGCCTACTCCAACAGCAACCACAACACCGGGACAATTCTTAACTCAAGAGCAAAGACTTGGAATTAAAAGAATTTTAGGGGCCATTATACCCGGAGATGATGTATATGACGGTACCACTCCAGATGGTACTAAGTGGTACTTATTAAAGAATGGAAAATGGTCAAAGACCCCACCCGGAAAAGGCTCGCGAGGTGGTCGAGGAAGAGGTGGCCGTGGAACTGGACGCAGGGAAAGAGATGATATAAGAGAACCAAATAGTCGTGATATCATTAGGGCTTTAGAAAATCCACAAAGTTTACGTGGATCAAGTACAGCTGGAGTTAGACATGGTAAAAACTTTACCACGGGAATGAGTAAAGGTTTAACAGATAATATTAATATTTTAAAAAATCCATTATTAAGTTTAACAAACTATATGGATACAACTACTGCCTCTCCTGCTGGCTTGGATAGCCGCTCACCATCCCGCAAAGCCAAAAAATTTGGTAAGTTCTGGGCTCAAGGCATAGCAGAAGGATTAACATCGCCGGATGCCTCTGCTGCGCTCAGGGCGGCGATCAACGCTCTTATTAGTCCATTCTTAGACTTAACCCGTAGAGGAAAGTTGAAGATCAACTTCTCGGTAGAAACCGGAGGGATTGAGTCTGGACTGAAAGAAAAGTTAGATGAGATCTTGAATAAAAATATGAACTTCCGTACCCCGCAATGGTTAAAAGAATTAGAAAATATTTTTAAAATTATGGTTTCTGGGGCTAGAAGTTTTGTTAAAATGAAAGACATTCAATCTGGGATTGCTCCGGACAAGGTTGGTCCATCACAACGAGCATTAGAGGATTATTTAAGATTAAACGTTCCCGGCTTTGCCACTGGTGGTATTGTAAAACGACGTTCCGGCGGGATCTTGGCTCAAATTGGTGAGGGTAGATATGACGAAGCCGTTATTCCTCTCCCCAATGGCCTGCGTGGATTTGCGAATGGGTTCCAGCCATCGCGTGTTTCTATGGCTTCCTTTGAAGGCAACATACAGTCAGCAATGACGGCAGCCTTAAAGGAATGCGCTCCATATATGCAACCACAAGAAGCCGGTGGAGTCAATATCTATGTAGATAACTTTATTGGTCAACCGCAATGGTTTGAATCGATGATGTCTGAATATGGCGTCAAGGTCGCCCCCAATAAACAACGATCTTATGGTACAATGAATAGAAGAGTTTCTTCATATCAAGATAATAATTATCGTACAGGTAGGATCTAATGGCTTTACCCAATTTAATTTCCTTGGACGGGACTGAAGTAACAGATCAGGGTAGAACTTTCTCCTCCAATAGGGAGGAAACTTCTGTTCAGGTTCAGTTGGCGAGCGGTATTACGAAAAAATATTTCATGGATGTGAAATATACCTTTTCTCTCAATTGGACAATGCTTCCAAATCTTACAAATCAGACTTTCGATGGTAAGGCCGCGAGGGACTTCTTAAAAACGCTCTCCGATAAGCAAGACACTATAACGCTTATTGTGAGATCACCAATTGGTTCATCTAATACCTATACGGTTTGGGTAGATTCATATAGTGAAAAGATCATCCGTCGAGACTATGTATCTAATAATATTTATTATGACGTTGAATTAACATTGAAGGAGCAGTAGTGCAAGAGTTGACTCAATCTACTATTGACTATATTAAGGAGGACGCTCAGTCAGCGTCCCCTTCTGTCGTTGCCGAATGGGTCAATGGTAAAACATTAACTAACGTAAAAGCTTACTCTTCATCGGATGATTATCGAGAGTATATTCAAAGTTTACAACCTATTATATATTATAGATTAAATGAATCATTTGACTATATTGATAATGTAAATACGGGACCAAAACCAGTTACACATTGGCGTATGAATACAGCAGCAATACCTGTAACAGATGTAGTTTATGATGAAACTGGATATTGTAATCTCAATATGGTTGGAACGAGAAATACTAACTATATTTATCAAAGTATCGGAGTAGTTCAAGATAATAATGGTATAGTTTCAAAGGCGATTGAATTTAATACTACAGGTGATGGCTACGCTAAATCGGCGCAACTTGATCTTGAAAATAGATGGTCTATGATAGATAATCCAAATTTCACTGTTGAGTGCTGGTTTCAAGTAAAAACCGGATCTTCAATGATTACGACTGCTGGTGACTATTATCTAATGTATAAGACAACAGTTATGAATCGATCCGACTGGATCATGTCAGTAGAAACTAAGTCGGGGGAGATGCGTCCAAAATTTACAATTTTTAACGATATTTATTCTGGATATAAAGCTAATGATGATTATTCAAATGTATATATGGAAGTTAAATCTAATGTAGCCATTTCTTCTAATCGTTGGTATCACTGTGTTGTAACATTCAACGGCAAAGAGTTAGTAATGTATTTACAAGGAGTCGTCTCAGGTTCAAAAAATATTATAAATGGAAACCTGAAAGATGAAGCTTCTGGAAATCTTTATATTGGTACCGGATATTATTCTTATAATAGTTCTACATATGACAATGAGTATCATAGATTTACTGGCTTAATTGATGAAATTGTTATTTATAATGATACTCTGAATATTACAGATGTTCATAAAAGGTGGCATTCTGGGGCTTTTCGTGTTAGCTCGCGTAGTTCAACGCGAGTAGCCATCTCACCTCAGACAGATATACAGCCATTTCATGGCATCTTAGATGCCTCATCAAAATCTAATAATGGCTATATTAACACCTATCTACAGTCAGAGTCTAATATGAATATGTCATATATGAACTTTAGACCTAAGAATGGGAATCAAACTTTATCTCCATTTAATTTTAATCCCAACTCATCCTCTTCAGTGGTCGAAAGAAGGGATAGTGGTGGAGTTAAATTTATCGATGGAGCGTATGCCTTTATTGAAACAGATAGACGTATCCCGATAAGTCAGTACTTCACTTCTCAAACTCCTACATCTGGAAACGCTCTAGGGGTATCGATGTGGATTTATCCAACAGCTGCTCCAACGACAAATGCAACAGAAATATTAGCATATTACGGAAGCATAACTGCAACCACAAACTCTACCAAAGGATGGGAGTTAAAATTAAATAAGCAATCCTCAGGTACTATGCAAGTTTATGCTACTGTATACAAGGGCTCTTCTGCATATACTACTCCATTTAGTGCCGATCTAGCTATTAATACTTGGCATCATATTACACTTACTTTTAAAGATAATAATTTATATTTGCTTGTTGATAGCAATATAAATTCTCCAGATAACACTACTAGTACCTTTATAGCGATGCCATCTGGTGCTAACTTTAATGTCATTACATCTTATCCCGATGTTATACGTATCGGCTATGGTCCTAATAATGGTGGAAACGGACTGAAAAATGTTATAGTAAGTGAGTTTTTTGTAGCTAATAAAAATATTGACTTAATGGCCGATTATATAGCAGCTAGTGCAATTAATATCTCTACTCCATTAAGTATATTTGGTAATAAAGTTATTACTAAGTTTAATGATGCTAAACAAGTTATTAACGGACAGAAAGAACATACGCTCACTTGGGGTGTATTAGATGCCTTCGATGAAACCGGCAATATTATTACTGCTAATGGGGATTATTTTATCTCTGAGCGTGAACAGACAATTCAGTATACCGACTATGAATATGGATGGTGGTCCAAGGCTCATAGTGACTATAACGGAACTATGCAAGATGATGTTTGGATTTATTTACTATTCGATCAGGTAAATGCTAACTATATTGATTTTGCCACTTCTACGAAGTACGGTGCAGTAACAGATTGGACTGCATATTATAAAGATGAAAATGGGGCTTGGCAAGATTTAGGTTCTGCAACCAATTTAGGCAATGGAATGTTCGAATACGACCTTGGTCAGCCTACACTTATGTCAGGACTTGCTGTTAATATTACGCATACTGAATTTGGATATGATGCCGCCAGAGTACAGGAATTTGCACCAAGATATACTGAAGATATATCCTCTGATGTGGTATCGATGGAAATCTCTAAGGTTAGAGAGAATTTTGATTCAAGCGTACCGCTAGGTGCTACTGCAGCAAATACACTTAATTTAACATTAAGTAATGTAGATCTTAAATATAACCCTCAAAATATTAATAGTAGTATTTCTAACTATATAACTCCGGGTGTTAAATTTGATATAGGTTTCATCATAAATAATGAGTTCATACCGCAGGGTACATATTATTCTGATACTTGGGCCATTAGCACAGATAACATGTCGGTAGATGTCTCATGTCGAGATACGAGTGGAAAAATGCAGGATAGAACCATTGTTGATGGTTACCTCGCAGAATCTGTAACAGCTGGTGAAGCAATTAAAGATTTAGCTTTAAGAAGCGGTGTTCCATTATCTAATATCGATATTGAAGATAATTACGTTAAAACTGTACTTAAAGATAAACCATTTGGCTTTTGGCGTATGAATGAATCTGAAATATTAAATTATGGAATGTATTTTGATGGTAACGTTTATCTATATAGTCATCCATTTGCAGATCTTTATAATAATAATATAAATGGCGTCAATCAAAATGTAACATACGCATCTAGAGCAGTCCTTCCGCGAACATTTTATGACTTCCCAGAATCGGCCTTTTCATTGACATTTTGGATGAAGGCAGATAGTGCAGCAAACGGTAAAACTATTTTTAATTATTCAACAAAAAATTATGCATCTGATTTTGTTGTTAGAGTAAATAATTCAGGAAAGATTAATATTCAAACACAACAATTAAACGGTAGTATAGGATTGGGCGGACAATGGTCAGACAATACCTCTAGTGGTAGTGCAATCGCACCCCTACCTTCTACAAAATTAACTTCTGTTAGTGGTAATTATGGACTAACTAATCCAGCTGTTGGATATCTTAATGGAAAAATTTATGTTGGTGGTGGTTATTCCATTAATAGTGAATCTGCTAATAATACGGATGCAGTAAAAATTAATCAGCGAGATAGAAGAGATTTATATGTATATGATACATCGAATAATACTTGGACTATCTTAAATGGATCAACTTATTCATGTTTTAGTGATGATTACTCTCAAACTGGAGCCGTATTAAATGGTAAATTTTATATGTGCGGCTGGGAAGACTACCCTGCTAGCTCCTTTAATATTAAATTACAGGAGTTTGATCCTAGTTCTAATACTTGGACTACACGTGCTGATTTTCCACGTTCCGGATTAACTAGTTATATGTTAATAGCCTGTAATAATAAATTATGGATGATAGGTGGTACCTATGCTGGAACAAATTATTCTATTTCATCATGGACTTCTTCTACTAATACTTGGTCACATCCATCGTTAATATCACCTAACTATGGCTACGGATTCCCATCAGGAATAACTAATTTAAATAATGTGATATGTGCAGTAGTGGGTAATAAAATTTATGTAATGAAAACTGAAAGTAGCACATCAAATAATGAATTTTTTTGGGTCTTCGATACGACTACATTATCATGGACAACATTGAGTGGAATTAACTTTAATGCCGCACTCTATCAGGAGAGTAGATTAGTTGCTCTTGGTAACTATATTTATCTTGTTGGAACCATAGAAAATAGTGGTATAACTAATAGACAATATACATTTAGATATGATATTGCTACTGATACTTGGACTACTACAAATATAGCTACTATGACAACATATAAGAGAAGTTCGTATTCAGTAGTAGGAGATGGAACGGCTACTGCATATGCAGTTGGAGGTCAATCCTATAGCAATAATACGACGTCTACAAGCTATAAAACTCAAAGATTTGCGTTATCAGCTGATCAATCGCTGATAGATACAAATGGAATCACTGGACCAACTACAGTTACGGATAGCAAATGGCATCATATCGGTATTGGCTTAGATTCTAGTAGAGATGGCACCGGATTAATTATTACCATCGACGGCAAGGAAGAATATTTTAATTGGGCTACGGGGTTAGCACCAACGAGAAAGCCATCAGGTCAGTTACTGATTGGGGCGGGTATGTATCCTCATACTGTAGTAAATAATGTAGCTACTGCTCCACATAGTATTAATGTTAATAGTATATTTCAAGGATTCTTAAGAGAGATTAAATTATTTGGACCCGGAAAAGTGACAACGATAACCGGATATCAGACTCTCTCTAATCAAATGAATTCCTCATCTAGATTAGACAAAAGATATGCATATAATCCTAGCAAATATAAAGATACTATCTTAGATAGTAAGCCAGTAGGATATTGGAATTTTCAAGAATATGTTAATTCAAATAATAATTTATTTGTTCGTGATCGTTCTGGTTATGATCGGAATGGCTCCGTCTCAATAACAGGATCTGAATCTTGTCAAACTTATTGGTCTGGTCCAATTTTAACTGACCCATATAGTTTACATTTACGATTTGATAAGGATGGAACTACTAATGTTATACCATCTATTTCTATTTCTAATACTTCTATAACCCCCTATGAGGGATCGGTAGGAGGAAATAGTGGATATAGTGCTTATGATTTTAGTTTATTCCCTAATTCATTAAATCGTAGTGCTAATTTTACATTGGAGTTTTGGTTTAATTATCAATATCTGCCATCATCAACATCTAATCTGATATCTAAAATGGGTGCATCACAATCAGAAAATGAATGGAAAGTTGAATTTCAAACTGATGGAAAATTGGTTTTTTGGGTATACACTACGACTGGCAATGGTTACGGTGTAATCAGCAGTGAGAGCTTAAGTACCTTTAAATGGCACCACATTGCAGTTACCGCAGTAGGGGCTCAACTAAATCTTTATATAGACGGCATACTTGCTGGCACTGGTATAATTCCATCAGGATCTTATATGGCACAAGCGACACCACCAGCCGCATTGATAATAGGTGGTGGGAACTTTGGAAATAATATCTATCCTAAGCTAGCAGAAATTGCAATTTATAAACGAGCCTTACCTCTTGACGAGATTTATTATCATTACAATAAAGCTGGATATGGTGCAAATAATTCTCATATCGATCAACCATCAGATGAATTAATTGCATACTGGCCTCTTAATCAGGGTAGATTTTTTAGCTATGAAGACTTTAGAGATAGCGGCTATGCTTATAAAAATTCTGGAACGCAAAAATTAAATGTAATTCCAAACTCTGGACAGAATAAGAATCATCTTTATGCCTATACTAAAAACAAAACTACTTCTCCGATCGATGCGACCCTGTGGAAGAAGGTAGGAAATCTCTCGATTGAGGATTCGTCTGGCCTCGGTCAAAATATGAATCTTACCATAGGCACATCAGTAGTAAATGAATTTGATATAAACTATTATCCATCATTTAATACTAATTCACCAATCTCTTCAGAGATAGAAAAATCTATACAAACTAATCAATATTATAATAATGAATTATATCTACGATATGATTCTTATGAATTTTATACTGATCAATGGTCAGATGCTGTTGTTTTAGAGGGATGGTTTAAGTTTACATCTGTGTCTTCACTAACAAAATTATTTAGATATGGAGATACCGAGACTTCTGGAGGCAATGGTGAATGGTCAGTAAGAATTGGAACTGATCAAAAATTATATTTTTATATTAATAATGCTATTCCGACACTAAATTCTTTAGGTTCTGCCTTAAGCTTGAATGAATGGCATCATATTGTAACTGTTTTATTTTATGATGTAGCGGCTGCTACATATGTAGTGCAAATATTTGTTGATGGTCAAGTTAATACATATTGTGGTTTTAGCACAGAGCCATACTATGGAGCCAATACTTTTTATATCGGCAGTTCATCACTTAGTGGTTATATATCTAATATTGCTGTATATAATAAGCCAAGTACAGGTATGGTCGCGCTTACCCCATCAGAAACTTTGTCTAATCTATCATGGATACGTCAGCACTATGAAAGAGGTAGAAGTATACGTCAATACGTTTATAGTGCATTAGCTGCTGGGTCAGATTCATACTGGACCGAAATGTTAAATATCGCCACTGCTGATATTGGTATGTTCTACTTTGATGAGAATAATCACTTTATATATGAGCACGGAAGAACCTATGACGATACATTATCTTATAGACAATCTAATGTACAATATACATTAGATCAAAATCAAGATATCAAATCAGCCAATCAAAATGTAGAATTACAAGTTAATAAAGTTGTAGTTAAGGTATATCCACCATTAACTCAGGGGGCTGGCACTACTCAGATATGGGCTGCGGACTCGGGTACTTCACTAGCTATCTCTACATTAGCTTTAGGAATTTCTGCCTCGGCTACTTCACTGCAGATCAATAGAACACTGAATCCCGCTGGTGAATATGAGCCGCTGTTTCCCGAAAGTGGTATAATTAAAATCAATAATGAATTTATTAAATTCAATAAGAGTTCTGGATCTATGTTATTTGACTTAGAACGTGGTTACTGGAACACTGTAGCGCAGGCTCACTTATCTGGATCTACCGTTGGAGAATCTAGAGAATTCATGATGGAATGGTCAGGTAGTCCAGTTTTATATGTTAAGTATCCATTCTTAACTAGCATTATATTTGATAAAACCGTAGAGGCATCTGAGTGGAAATTTGACGGCTCTAAGGGCAGGATCAAGTTATACCCGTCAGCGAGCGCCGTACCAGCTAATAAATATCTAGTTTTAGAAGGAAATAACCCTGTAACAAAATTAGATAACTACTTTCATGTTGCTGGTGTCGTAGTTCAGAATACTGAAAAGAATAAACAAAATATTGTAGAAGTTTCTAAGGATTATGTGGATAATATTAGACGCTATGGCGAAAAGATACTAGAAATTGATAATCCATTAATTACAGATGCTGCATTTGCTAAAGACTTAGCACAATATTTGCTATCAAAATACTCATCACCAATCCCAACAATTCAAGTGCAAACAATGGGTATACCGCAACTACAATTAGGTGATAGAATTGAAATTAATTCATTAGATAGAATGTCTATCGAAAATAATGAATATTGGATTATGTCGATATCATTATCATATAATGGCGGTATCGAACAAACTTTAACACTTAAGAGGGTTTCATAATGGAAAACTATAAACCAGTTTCTTGGACATCAGAGCCAATATCGCTAGATAAATTACAAGATATGCTTCAAAACGATCAAACTGTTGCAGATGAAGTATTGGCTAGACCTAGGGGTATTTTGGGTTGTGCTGACTTAACTATGTATGCTTCTAATACAGCTACAAAAGGGTACCGTGATGTAACCGATGGATTTAATGCTATTGCTTTTACGAGTACAAAAAATCCGACAGAGACCTTAAGAGATTGGTCCCGCGTCTATGATAACTGGCAAATTAATCCTAATGGACTATCAGTCTCAGTCAATGTGTTACCAGCTAGAATAATACAATTACAATTATATATTCCTTTGCTATCTCATGGTAATCCTAAAATCACAGATACCACAACCCCCGGAGGAACTGTTGCTGAGGCTACCAATGATTCATCTTGGGCCATATCGGGATTCAAGTTTGTACGTGATGGAGTAGATATAACATCTGAATCTTGGGTAGATATTTGGACAGTTAATAATGATGTTGGTGGTGCTGGTAACGATCAACTCTCAAGGTCAACACATTCTTTTTATATGGATGCTATTGACTTTGACCCGGGGCAAGGTCCGCACATATATGAGGTTATGTGGAAGTCGGAAAATGCCCTTGCATTAGAAATTTGGGAACAAAATAGAAATACATATAATTCCCGTCCATCTGGTACCTCTGAGCCAGATCAATATATTTATAATAACTGGAATTATGGAGAAGTTACTGCAGCTGGTAAGTACAATTTATCTGATTTTACGCAGCAAATTGGTAATAATCCCCCTACAAAACAAACTTATACTGGTGCAACAAACTCTATCCCCGGGTTTCAGCCAGTTTTAGACCCAGAAACTTGGAGTAATTTTGATTCACCATTTGCTGGGTCAATCCCAACAGCGCAATTTATAGTTTCAGATTGCGGTAGTGTGGCTAATATTATATACTATAAAGAAGACGATATCGTACAAGGGGAGAAAATTAATGCCGATCCAACAGCCTAATATCGCAACATTCTCTAGAATTAATAGTAAGTTCCTACAGCAGATGTCAGATAATGATGACTCAAATAGAGCAGATATTGAAAAAAATGCTTTAGGAATACAAGCATTGGGTATATGTAATAATTTACAGACAGATATTCCTAACTATAGCGTTAGCGGTTTTGGATCTACATACGGTAGATATAATTCAGTAGACTGGTTAGATGTTCAATTTACTGAGCCTAATACAAATAAATTTAGTGTTAATTTTCAAGCTAATAGATATTATAAATTTACTCTACATTTTGATTATGTATGGACCGCTGACGATAATTTATCGCATCCAATTTCTTCTTTTGGAGGGAGAACTGGACGTATAGAAATTAGAGTAAGAGATGTTACACATAGACATGATTTAATTTATTGGACAAACTATGTGGATGCTGATTATAATATGGGTGGAGTTGGAGCTATTTCGACATCGAATTACTACATTAGAGATACATCTTTTAATTACGATGGTAATATTTGGGACTGGAATAGCGAGTCATTTAGGGGAGGAGTACCTAGTTCCTGCCATGCTGTAAGGGCAATGGGTGCAAAAACTAGCGGTCAATCAATCATTAAAGTGCAATATAGACCAATGAATTGCTATGGCGGAGTCGTTCCTCCCCAGCTAATGGATTGTAGCGGAAGCAATCAGCCAGTATATCATTTACCAATTCAATATAAAAATAGCACTACAACTTATAATTTAGAGGGTATTTCACAATATAATGCATATTTCTCGGTAGAAGATTGTGGTCAAGTAGAAAAGCCATCGGGTGTTGCATCTGGTGTTATTGATGATCCATCAATTTCACCACTATATGAAGCATATGAAAATCATCCATATAATGCTATGGAGCCAACGAGGCCATAATGTATAAGTCAATCAAGTGGACACCTACTTCCCCGCTTCAATCGCAGACATTCAATCAGATGGTACTCAATGACGTTGAGAATTATAATCTTGTTGCTTCATCAGCAGGTCCTGTTTTAGCTTTGTCTGTAATGAGAACTGTCTTTGAGTCTATGCCGGGAAATAATCCTACACAAATTAGTCCATTGTGTATTGATGTATTTCGCGCACCATATACTGGATGGTATAAAGTTCATCTTTCTTGCGCTTCTGCACGGCAAGAAACAACTAGTATTGATCCGATTACTGGAACCGCAGCATCCGGGGCTAACTCAGCTATTGTACTTGATGGATTTTATTTAGCTATAACGTGTAAGAGATCTGGTCGCACAGCTAATGTAGCGAATAAGTATGATCAAGATACTGGATTAAGCTTATCTGAAGTACAGCAGATGCCTAATAGTCCAAATATTGGCAAATATGTTGCAAGAGCTTCATTTGTGAGATCTGGAATCTCCGTACCTGTTGCTGCTACTGGCTATACATGGTTAAAACAGGGTGATTTAGTTAACTGGAATACATATACGTATGTTGCCAATCATAATGGAGATCTTCTCGGATCTCCAAACAGATACTGGGGTAAAATTGTAATTAATGATATCAAACCAACAGATACAAGAATGGGTTATGGAGCTAGCCGAATTTATGATGCTGGCTCACAAACAAAAAGCTCATCGTCTGGATCTACACAAGCTACATCTGATACAACTAATGTTGGACAAACAATCAGCAATGTAATTTCACCTTCTAGTAACGCTAATAGATATTCATATTTAATGGTTCAATTTATTGGACAAGGTGGAATGCCGGGGATGCGCTATCGTCCCTCTATTGAGTCTAGTCTCAATAATGAAATTCTCAATACATTAGACAATGTACCCTATGAAGGAGTATAATGTCTGGGTTGATCTCACGCCGCAATGATATTTCTTGGGGTAAAAAATCACAATCTGGATACGAAAATCCAAATTTTACTGGTGGAAAATATATTGATGATAAAGGATATGTTCGAGTGTTGAGGCCAGAGCACCCATATAGTAATCATGGATATGTCTATGAACATAGATTAGTCGTTGAAAAATTTTTTAATAGGATTCTAAACCCAGAAGAGTCCGTACATCACGTTAACGAAATAAAAGTAGATAATAGAATAGAAAATTTATTTCTAACCACTCGGGCCGAACATGCGGCTTTGCACGGAGAAGGAAAAGTGGTATCATTGGAGCGCCGAACAGCGGTGCGAAACAAAATACGTGAAAAGAGGAAAAAAGAAGGCCCTCGGAAACGTAATGCGGCAGGACATTTTGTAAAGAACACTCCAGATGAAGAGTAAAATTATGGAAACTAAACCTTGGCTTGAAGAACAAACATTAAAGAGTATTTATGATTTACCTGAAATCAATACAGATTTAGATGTAGTCAAATATTTTAAAGAGCGTGATATTGTCGTCGCCAGACGAACTATCGCTGATGCCAGAGTTAAATTTGGAATCGATACTTCAAAACTTAAAGGAAGATTAATGACAGGTACAGATGACGAAAATTTAGAGAAAAGAGTCATTAGACTAGAGCGTGAGATTATTACAGCAAGAAATGATCGCACTACTGCTCGTCAAGCACATAAGGAGGCAGAGCAGGAGGCGGCTTACTATAAGGCCGCTAATGAAATCTTACTGAAGACTAGCAAGATTTCGGTAGAGAGCGCACCTTGGTCTAAAACCAGAGCTAAGCGTAAGGGTGCTGCTACGGCTCTCATTATGCTATCAGATTTACACCTTGATGAGATCGTAAAGCCAACAGAGGTTGGGGGTCTGAATGCTTACAATCGTGAGATTGCATTGCAGCGCCTTCAGAAAACTGCTGCTGGTGCGGTAAACATGGGTAAGAATCTTATGAGTGGTTTTAACTATGAAGGTGCAATTGTTATCCTTGGTGGCGACATGGTTGCGGGAAGTTTACATGATGACACCATTTTTAATGAAGAATCATCAATGATCCCAACGGTAGACTTTTGGGTAGATCACTTAGCTAAGTTTTTAGAAACAATTGCCGATGCCTATGGCCCCACCCATGTTGTGTCAGTCGTAGGGAATCACGGAAGATTATCTTACAAACCTCGCATGAAGGGTCGTACAGAGGATTCTTGGGATCATTTGCTTGCTTTAATGCTGCAGCGACATCTGAAGTCTGACCGGAGATTCTCGTGGAATATTCCTCTGTGCGCTGACGCATATGTAGAGATTTATGGACGCAAGATGTTGGTCACTCATGGTGACCAGATGAAAGGTGGGGGAGGTTTATCTG